GAGTGTAGAATATTTATGTCTGCAATTTCTACATTCTTGGTATAAATTTTCTTCCTCCCATTTTTCAGTGTAATATCTTCTGTTTTTTTTGCGTTGATTATAAAGAGTTAGTGATCTTAATTTTTCGCAGTTGTCGAAATTTTTCTTTAACATTCCCCAAATTTTCTTGTCGTGCCTTTTCTTAAGTCTAGCTCCTTTATACGTTCTTCCTGCTGTTATTAGCTTGTCTCTTTCCTTCTTTGCCTGTCGCTTATTCATTTTCTACCTCCTCCGGTACATAATCTAACGGAGATCGCCATACCCAGCCCCATGTATCATCGTAAATCAGAAATTCCGTACACCCGAATTTCTCTTTCTGGACAGCAAATACTGTATATATCTTACCTGTTGCTTTTTTCTT